CACCTGTGACATTGCCAGTAAGCGTACCAATAAATCCGTTAGTGGAAGTCACTGGACCGGAAAAGGTCGTTGAGGCCATTTGAGGCTCCTTTCGTGTAGTAGCACATTCCCACACCGTCTCTACTATGTCTGCTAGGTCAGTCTGTGTGGGTCCAAAATCCTAGTTATTGATAGTTTAAACGACTTACATAAAAAAAGGGAGCCTTTCGACTCCCTTTTTTGCCCGTCTTAGGCGGCCCCAGGAGAGCCAAACATACCCAGAGGATCGGACCAGCCGAAGCTGTAACGCTCACGAGCTTTGTATCGGACGTTGCCGGTATCAAAGTCGCCGTCCATCGAGGTATTCAGAGCGGTACGCACAAAGTGCTTCAGGCCGTTAGGAACATCCGTGCGGATGAACCATGCGTCCGTGTCCGTCAAATAATGGTTGACGGTGTACAACTCTGGGATTGCGCCCATTGAACGAATGGCGTTGGTATCGTTGTCAGCCGTTGCAGTACGGAGTTCCGTATCTAGCAAGCGAGTAGCAACGAATTGCAACGCAGGAGGAACAATCAGCTTGCGGGGTTTAGCCGCAATCAGAAGTCCACGCTCGTCAGTCCAAGCAGCGATTTGAATGATTGCCGCCTCAAGGGAAGCTTCATTCAGGTCGGCAGGGGTGTTAGGCTCGTTGGAGTTCGTGCCGCCGGACACCAAGGGGTGAGCGGTAGAGAACAGTTCAACGCCATCACCGCCAGCATAAGCCGAGTCAAATCCGTTGTTCAGGACATTGGCGGCTTTAACTTGCTTGGTGTTAGCCATAGAACGGGCCAAGGCCTTGGTGTAACGAGCCGAGAGAGAGTCATAGAGGTTGTCCTCAATGGCCTCTTCGGTAATCGCAAAACCGAGAGCAATGGTCTCATGGTTATAACGAGCGGTCCAAGCCTCTTGGGCATTGTCATAAGCAATTGCCGCACCTTCGGACTTAACCGGAGCCGCACCAAAGCCTGAGAGCTTGGTTTCCTCTTCAAAAGAACGCTCGGAATTTTCGGTCTCGAAAATCGCCTTATGCTCTTCTTCGTACTTTTTATACTCCAAACCAAACAGGGCGTTTAAACCTGGAAGGAGTTCTTTTAGCTGTTGGGAACGTGAAATAGCCATTTTTTAACTCCTTACACGCCGAGTGAGTTGGTGTATGAATGAACACCTACATTGAGCTTAACAATAAACTCTGGGTAGGTATCCGTCTGAGTGCCATCCACGACATCAACAATGCGAACTGCCAAAGTTGAAGTTGCGGCAAGCGACCCGCCGTTTGTGCCAACAACAAGGTTCATGCCCGACTTGCCAGTCTTTGTATTACCGGCTGTGCCAAAACCAAGTGCCGCATTTTTGCCGATTGCACCAGGCCAGCCCGATCCATCGGTTCCGCTGTTGAACGTGCCAAGTGCGGCGGTTCCTTGAATTTGGAACAGCGCATCAGGATCGTCCATAACTCGGACATATACATCGGTGTAGCCAGCGGTGATGCTGTTGGCAGGCAGATAGTTTGCATACTGGGAAACGCCAGTTGCATCGACGTAACGAGCGCCAACGCAGACACCAACGATACCAGCGGTTGCATCCGCCGAGGTTGCAGGGATTTTAATGGCGGTTGGTGTTACTGAAACAGCAGAGGGAAGACCCGCACTGCTCAGAGCAACCAAATCACCATTAAAGATAGCGGCAGAGTTATTAGAAGCTACTTTGAACTCCCGGATAACACCACCATTAAAAGCCTGTCCACCAATCAGATTGATTGGGTTAAGGCCTGAAGGGGAGGCAACTGAGGCCATATCCTACTCCTTAAAGGTTTACCCTCTTGTCCCACGGCTAGTGGTCGATTTACGCTCACTAAACATAGGCATACGAGGATCGTTTTCTCTCATAAGGTTATTGTCCACCGCCGACGCTTGATCTGATGTCATTTTGCGATAGTACTGATTCCGCTGATCAACAAGATCTTGTGCCGATTTGTGAAGCATTAACCCACCAATTTCAACATTGCCGGAATTTTTTCCGTAAGTCTGTAGCTCTGGGTGGTCTTCTAGCCTAACTGGCTCCCATCCCTGAGATCTTTTTTGAGCGACATTACGATCATCGGGTTCGTTCATTAAGGATGTACGAATCCATCGATAAGCATAATCAGGCTCTTTTACTGGGTTAGGCAATAAACTCGGAGGAGTCCACTTCCTAACTGAATTTTGGCGTGTTTCGAGTTCACGAGGTGTGCGATTAGACATTTCCTTGCTCCTTTAATTTCATCATTTGTTCAGCATATTCTTTCAATGGGACATTAAGCCTTTGAGCCGTAGCAATGGCTGTTCGACTTAATTTAACCTTTGTTGAACCTGTTGACCGTGAAGCCGGAGCAACGACATTTGCGGGTTTTCTCTGCCCGAATTCTGGTCGATTAGGAAACTCATCTCTCATGCGAGCATCAATTCGCTCGAAATACTCCCTCGAACCAGCGGTATAACCTTCCTTCAATAATTCTTGATGTACACCTAATGCGGCATTGCGTAACATCAGATTGCTTTCAAACCAAGGATTCTTGGCGACCCAATCTTGTGTACGCTGATCCGGTACAACTTCAGGCATTCTTGCATTATTTTGGGGTGCTTGTAAAGGGGGTTGTTGAGGTGCTTGTACATACCTTGGCTGATAGTTGGTTACATCCCTCTGTTCAACCGTGTACTGAGCAAGCTTCTTCTGTGCGGATAGCATTTTCTCGCTATCCCCAGTCTCATACGCCTCCTTGTAATCTCGTTCCGCTTCTGCGATACGGGCGTTAATCCTGTCCTTATGACTTTCAAGAAGAATATTTTCTCCCCTTGAGAGTTGTTCTTGGTACAGGCGATTTTGTTCAACCAGAGCTTGGGCATAACGTAACGCTTCTTCTTTTTCCCGCTGGTAGTTTTCTTTTTCCCTGCGGAAATCATGCATTTTCTTGGAAAGCTGACGTATCCGCTTTTGGACATTTTGTCCGTAGGTTGATATTTCGTCCTCTGGAATATCAAACTCACCTGTCGGTTCACGGTTACGATCCTCTTCTGGAGTGTCGTCGTAAACCTCAATATCATCATTTTCTGCTTTAGATGCTTGGACTTCTTGGACGGTATCGTCCTCGATTTCCACTTCAAACTTATCTTGTTCTTCAGCCATTTTGGCCTCCTTATGCTCGGGTAATTACACGGGGATCAGGAACAACTGCCTCCACCATGTCATCGTTAATTAACCGGAACTCTTGCTCCGCCTCTTCATTTGCTACCTTGAAACGGGTTCCCGAATACGCCCTCATTAATACAAAATCACCTTCCTCACACCATGCTCCGTCAGGAAACTTCTCTTGATCTTTAAAAGCGAGCGACCCCATCTTTAAAACCAGCCCTACAACAGTGGCGGTTTCTTCCTTTTTCAGGATGTGATCAGGTCGAACAATGCTGGAATTATTAAATGTTTCATCCAGTTTTGGTATTGCAATCAACAACTTATACCCTTTTGGTGCGGGCAGTTTGTCTTCAGTCATCAGGTAGATCCTCCAGTATGCGAATGACTCGTTGAAGCCCCCTGATTTCTCCCACCCGTTCCCGATACTCCGGGTACTCCTGTGCTGGCTGAAACGCTATGGAATCCGCCAGGATTCGTTGCTCATTTCTGATTTCTTTGATTAGCCATTCCTTGAATTCCAAGACGAACTCCTTCTGTCATTTGCTTGCCCTCAAATTCTTGCCGTCGGAGCATGATGTCCTTCTCCTTATCGGCAGCTTTGATAGCAAGGGATGCGCCAGCAATCTCTGCTTGCGAGTCAATGCGCTTGTTTTCCCGCTCATTTCGAGCCAATTCAACCTGGGTTTTAAGCGCCAATTCTGCTTCTTCAATGGCCTTCTTATGCTGGAATTCCGCCTGTTTAAGCTGGAGTTCGGCCTGTTGCATCTGAACGATGGGGTCTTGCGCCTGTTGTTGCGTCTGCTCTTGTTGAGCAATGCCCTTGTCTTTCTGGAGCAATTTGTCTGAGGCTTGGGCAATAAGGCGTGAAAGCTCGACTTCGACATCTTCTGGAAGCTGGTCGTCCTCTGGAGGAAGGGCAACACCCAGCATCTTCTCGATCTCGACTCGGTATTGGAAGGCCATGTGTTCGGCAATGTGGGCCTGCATGGCGGCTTGCAATGCGGCGGCATTGGGGCTTTGACCCACCATCTTCTGGATCAAAGGATCTTGCACAAGGTTCATGTGAGTCTGTATATGGGCCTTGTGATCTTGATAGAGAAAAGCTTTTACAGGCTTGCTCTTCAGAATTGCCATGTTTTCGCTGACAGGATCTTCAGGCTTGAAGTCATCCTCCAGCGGAATGATCTTGTTCACGTTCTTGATGCCCAGAACTTCCAGCATTTGGCGGTGGAGAAGCGGTAGATCGTACAGATCGGGTGCGCCTTGGGCCAATTGAAGTGCCGCCTGGTACTGAACCACCCGCTGGGCCATTGTGGTGGCGTTGGGATCGGACACGGGGATCACATCCACCAGGTCATAGTCCTCCATCTTGGCAAATCGAGTGCCTTCAACGGTGTAGTTGTAGATGGGAGGGGTGTAATCCCGGATGATTTTGGCTAAAAGCTTGAATTCATGGCGCATTGCCACATGAACACGGGCATGAACCGCCGATTGGACCTTTAATGTTCTCTCAAGGATCGCCAATGTGGTTCCGACCGGGGTTTGGCCCGACATATCGGCGATTTTTAGGTCGGCAATTGAGGCAAACTTGCGGCCTTCTTCCACAATGGTGTTTAAAAGCTGGTAGAGAGTCCCAGACGGCTCTTTGTACGGCAGTGGGATGATGGAATCTTTCAGGCTCATGCCTGTTACATCCACATCTCGCCACTCGCCTGGGGCAATTGGGGTGTCATCACCCTTGACCCGGAGGTCTTTGCTCTTGAATCCGCCCGGTAAATTGGACAAAGTACCCGCATCGACCAGTTGGCGGAGGATGGAAGTGGCAGATTCAGCGAATCCGCCCACCAAATGGATCAGTCCAAAGCCATAAAAGCCATAGCCAGGGATGTACATGTAGTGAACAAAGTGCATCCTACGCTGTTTAAACTTGTCATCCTCTAGGTAATTACGGCGGATCGCCAGAATTTCGCCTGTGGATAACATGGTAATAACGTAAGGCAGAGCAATCTGAGTGGTATTGCCGTCCTTCTTGTCCTCATAGCCGGGGAGATCGTACTCACAATGGCACTCATAGATGGTGTAACGCTCATCTTTGATGGCGCTGACCCCGGTTTCTTCGTTCTGCCGCCTCTCAATCTCGGTTTTTACTTCTTGAGGATCGGGTAGATCCACATCCATATAGAAGCCCTGGGCCATGAGCTTGCGAATTTCGTTCTCGGTTTTCCGCAAACGATGGGTAATTCGAGGTGAGGACTGAAGATCGGATGCGCCATAAGGAACAATCATGTCCTCGGCTGGCACAAACATCGCCACTTGCCTGTTTAAACTGGGATCAAAGTAAACCTTTTTGAAGGCTGACCCGGTAATCGGGAGCGACCAGAGAAGTTTTTCATGCTCGGAGCGGTATTCCGGCATTTTCTCGGTCAATTGATAGTTCATATCTTCTTGAACTCGGGAGGCCGCATCCTGTTTTTCCCTGTTCATTTTTCCAATAATCTGGGTTTTAACAGGCCCAGAAGCCGGGAATGTCGCCAGAATGGTCTCGGATTGGAACTTGACCACCGCCTCGGAGAGGATCGGATGGTAAACCCCACAAGCGCCATCCCAAGGCTCCGTCCTTTCTTCCAGCTTTAAACCTAATAACCGAATGCCATCCGCATAGGTTTTTTCCCATTCTCTTCTGGAATCCAAATCAATTCGGATGTTTTCTAAAACATCATCAGCCACCTTGAGAAGCTCATCATCGTCCATCTCTTCAGCAAGGTTTTCCTCAAAGGTTGGCTCTTTGATTTCAATCTCAACTTCAACCCCGTCCTCGCCTTCTTCTGCCTCAATCTCAATTTCAATGGCAGGCATATTTGGATCGATCTGGAGATTGGCATCATCCATTTCAATCTGATCGAGTGATTTTTCAATAGCCATGATGTTTCCTAGTAATAACGGGCTTTTCTGGGAACAAATACGCCATCTTCTTCATCGCTGGGTATTTGAATGAATCCGCCCTGTCGAAATCGTAATAAAGCCTGACTTGTGGAATCCACAAGGTCGTCGTGATCGCCGTTTGGAAAGGAAGCCAATTCTTCAATAACCTCTTCCGCCCATCGTTTATCTGGACACCACACCAATCCCGAAGCGAACAGGTCTGATATAGCGTTTACACGGGCTATCTTATCCGATCCTTTGCTCGGTGTATATTCCGACATCGGAATTCCCATCTTCCTCATTTCGTAGATCAAAGGCGCTCCCGCCGCTTTTTTCTCCACAATCAAGGTGTCTGGACTCCACTCCCGGTACATCTCATAGGCCATCTTCTTGAGTTCTGGGAACTCCATCCTCTCCTTAAAGGCATCCAGCAGGATCAGATTGGCGTAATCCAAGCCTTCGTCATTGGTCTTGTAAAACACGCCCCAGGTCGTGCAGGCCGAGTAATCCGCCCGGTTGTTCTTCTCAAAGGCCGTATCCCAGGACTGAATGATGTAATCGCACCGTGGAGCCTGATCGCCTTCCCAGATTCTCCACATGTCCCGTTTGATGATGGCCCCCTCTTCCGAGGTCGGGTTCTGCTGGTACTGGGCCTCCCACTTGCCGACCGGGATCTCAGCCTTGATGGCCTCAAGCTCGTCCTTCTTCCAGAACTCAGGCCACAAGGGTTTACCTGAAGGCAGTAGGGCTGGGAGTTCAATGACTTCCCATTCATCGCCCTCTCGGGTCATGGAACTATGAACCACCTGACCGGTCAAATCTCTTTTGGACCATCGAGTCATCACGACCACGATGGAACCGCCGGGTTGCAATCGCTGGCGGGGGCCGGAGGAGTACCACTCGTACACCCGGTCATAAACGGCGGGATTGCCTTGCATGGCCTCTTGCTCAGAATGCGGGTCATCAATAATCAGCACATCCGCACCCTTACCAGTTACGGCTCCGCCCACACCAATAGCAAAATAGTCACCGCCCTTGTTGGTATTCCACCGCCCGGCGGCTTTGGAATCGGCGGAAAGCTTTGTAGGAAATACCGCCTGGTAGTCAGGAGAACCCACCAGATTCCTGACCTTACGCCCAAAGCCTACCGCCAGTTCGGCTGTATGCGCCGTCTGAATGATCTTCTTTTCTGGATACCGCCCAAGGAACCATGCTGGAAACAAATAAGAGGCAAATTCACTCTTGGTGTGTCTAGGAGGCATATTGATGATCAACCGCTTCAAGTCCCCATTCGCCACCCTCTCAAAGGCATCCGCCATGATCTGATGGTGTTTACCGCCTATGAATGAAGGCCACATCTCTTTCACAAACGGCATAAAGCTTTCTCTGCACAAAGCCCGCTTGTGGTTTTTTAGCAACGCCCATACCTTGTCAACCTGTGGTGAATCTTCTGGAAGATTGTCCAGCAGTAGCATGTACTGCTTGATCTCGTCCTTGGTTAACAGATCGCTCATTTGACCTTAATCGTTCTCGCAAGCAACGGCTTCTTTGATAGCAACCCTCTGCCAATCAATTCCTGCACCAGCCTATGCATATTGCTACGGCTTCGTAGGCCCATGCCCACTGCTATCTCTTGCAAGGTAGGCGTGAAGCCTCTGATTCTCTTGAAGGCCTTAATGAACTCCAGCACATCCTTTTGCTGTTTCGTTATTTCAGGCCTTTGCTTTTTCTTCTTCTCATTAGTAGGTACAACGTCAGTCATGGAAGTCATTGTTTTTAAAAAATATATACCCTGGGGGTGTGAAAAAGGAAAATGCGAACTTGTGTTCCCTGAATCATACACTGTTTAAACAT